ACAAAACGCTTTGGTATTCATGTAAGTTGTGGCGAAAACAGTTTCCGTTATCGCTTGGATAGGCTTCATTGTGCGCGTGTCATAGATAACATAATCGGCCGGATCTACTTGCCAAGGTCTTCCGTCAATCATGATTTTACCGCTTGATATATATCTAAGCGGGCTAGATCCATCATTGCTATCGATTTGCTTATAGATGTTTTGTACATCGGGTATAGTTTTATGTGGATACCATTGGATAGCAACGACACGTTGCGGCATACGAATAAATGTTTCAACTTGCATAGTTTACCCTTGTTCTGTAAAAATATAACATAAATGCAGAGTAGGAATATCGTAATGGCAAATGAGACGTTAGACAAGTTTATTGAGCTTAGAATCATGTCAATGATCGAAGATCACGACATAATCAAACGCTCCATGCAACAAAACTTCGCTGCTTTAACGCAACAAAACCTTGGTTTCTCGCTTCGCTGCGGACAGAAGCAGGAGCTACAAGCCATTGAAAAGACAGCTAGAAAAGAGCCTGAAACGATCACGCAAATAGCTCCTATTGACATTAATTCTCTGAAACTTTAAACTTTAAACTATGCAATACTGCAAGTATTTTTATCGATAAAAAAAGGGAGTTTTTTTATGCCTACTGAGATTTTAACTCAAGGAATGGAAGCTGATCATGAGATCATTCGCCGTTCACAAAATCAGGTTTTTGCGGCTCAAATGAATCAAAACCTTGGCTTCTCGCTTCGTTGCGGACAGAAGATGGAGCGCGGCGTTGATGAGATTGGTGTAGAAGAAAGCCTTGCGCTTCGTCCTTTCGATGGCGTTTCTACCAACTACCTTGCCAGCCATGGCAAAACCATGGGCTTGGGTGATTTCACAAACAGCGCGTTGATTCTCGATGTGCTGAAAAAGGCGATTGACGCGACACCTTCAGCTAAGTAAGCAAAAAATACCATACGCGAAAAACTTAAAACCACAACATGATGTTAGTGGTTTTTTGTTTAACTACATGCTAAAGCTTTTAGGCTCAGAAGTAATTCATTGTACTCGTTTGATGATGGCTCGATTTTAATCGGGCTATCTGTTTATAGAGCCTTGAAAACATCGGCAAGAATTACTTGGATATCGTAACAGATATCGTCTACATCATGCGCGTTAATCTCTTTCTCGGATATCATTGCCCTAAGCTCTGATACCTTATCGTTAGCTAGGGTTATTAGCTCCATAGATGCTTCGTTGGGAAGCTTTGGCAAGTCTGCTATAGGATCGGCTACGCGGTCCCGTAAACGTGGTAAAATCATATCAGATAACATCGATGCTCCTTTCAAAATGTTTCCAGTAGATAACGCCGCGCCGATCTTCAGCGCGTCACCCACCGCGTTAGTCGCTTCTCCTGATTGTTTTCCTTTTAGCCAATTAAGCATTTCAACCGTCCTTTTTGTATCTTCTACAACGTATTCTGACATTTTCCGCGCTTCTTCCCTTATTTCCTCATTGAGTGGTATTGCCATTATTTTATCCCTTGCTTTTGATTTGCATATGTGCAATAGATATAGCATAATAATAGGAGCAAAAACAATGAATTTATTTGGTGCGTTAATTTGTATGGTGCGCGGGCATAAGTGGCAATTAAAGGGACCAGAATTTGGCTATGCAAAACATGTTTGCTCACGATGCAAACGGACCAAACACACAAGGATAATATCGTCATGGTGGGAAATGAAAAGGCGGGCAGAAGGTGGATATATTGAAAACGGAGAGCAATAGCACTATTTTAAAGCTTTCAAAGCTAGATATTTGGGGACAACTTAATCAGACACAGGAAGAGTGCGCGGAGCTTATAGCAGCAATAAATAAGCTAAGAAGGAATAAAGAAGGATCTTTTAGGTTAGTGGAAGAAGAAGTTGCCGATGTTTGCATAATGATCGCTCAGTGTAAACTAATCATCGGTGAGGAATATATAGACGCGAAAATAAATGAAAAACTTGCACGTTGCGAGGAAAGGCTACAAAATGGGAAGCTTTGACATTAGTTTCATTTTTGGTATAAGCGTTGGTGTTAATTTGAGTATTGTACTAGCGTTTGTTGCGGCTCTGATAAATAGGATTTTTGAAAATGGAAAAGAAAAAGAAATTAAATAGCGAAATAATCGTACTTGTGGAAAAATGTATTAAAATAGCAGGGACAAAACTTATCCTAGCAAGACATTTGGACGTTGAATGGACCACTGTCGATAGGTGGAAAGAAGGGCGTTTTAAGCCATCAATAGAGAACTATTTGAAGCTTAGAAAAATATTAGATAAGGGCAAATTATGACAGAAGACAAAAGAGTAAAAGATGATGCGCGGGTAGTCGTAGCATATGTGATGCTTATGTTTATCATTTGCTTTGGTATCGGTATCGGATGGATCGGACACATGATGCTAACATCGGTAAAACAAGCAGAGTGTGTCCATGTGCAAAGTAATTGACTTTAAGACGCGTAAGGTTATTAAAAGCCATACCGAGCAAGAAGTTGTAGATGCTTGGCATGAGTACGCGAACGAATATATAGGCCAAAACTCTTGCGCTATCTATTGGGACGCTGATAAAAACACTCTTTCGTTTATTGCTCCTACGGATAATGTACTTTTAAACCTGATTGTCGGATCTTTTGAACTGCTAAAAGCGGGCGGAGTTATACAGTATGAGGGCGGAAAAACTAGTGGCGGCATTTTTCATCAGCTACGCAATAAGCTATTTAATGTGTTTACTGCTAACAAAGTGGAGAAAAAATAATGGAAGAACGGATAAGTGAGCTAGAGGAAAAAATCGAGCTTTTAGAAGGGATCTGCATGGGTATCCTTGATAAGATAAAAGATCATGAAGCTCTGCAAGCTCAAAAAGAGTGTGCGATATTTGACCATATCGAATCTGTCAGGAAAGAAATTAAATGAGCATTATTGGCTTTAGAGAAGTGAATAAATCTAATTGCGCCACATGTATTTATTGCGCTTTAAATCCTATAGATGTAAGTTTTTTGGTGCTTTCTTCGTATACATGTAAAAAACATGATTTCCAAATAGCATATCCCGCAACATGCCATGTTTGCGACTATTGGAAGGAAGAATTCGATTATACCGAAAGGCTTGAAGAATGAAAGAAGACGCGCCTAACTTTCGTAATATTTGGGAAACTTGTATTATGTGCAAGTACTTTGACGCCGTTAGAAAGCGTTGTGATAAGTATGATTTCAGCGTTGTTAAAGCCAATACAAAGGTCTGCGACAGTTGGAAATAATGTACACAGAAGCGGAAACTGAACAGCTAATAGAAGCTCTTAACGCTGTTCCTGCAAACCTTCCTTGGTATATTCTTCAGTGGGCTTATATGCAATCCGCGCTGAGAAGAACGAAAAACAATAAGACAAGAACAGCTAAAAACATTCATATGTCTCTGCGATCTTTCCGCGCTAATATCATTTCTTCTGCGTTGTATGGCTTCGTAATAGCCGCGCCAACGCTAGGCAATCCACTGGCTAAGGAACGCGCTGAAAAGTATAACCGTTAGGCATAACCAAGTTATTGAGTAAACCGCAAAAATAAGCGATAAAAAAGGCATCTATCATTCCTTCATGATGTTCTTTGATGATCTTTCCAAAATCGGGATTAAGACGCAAAAAAGAAGCTCTGGAGCGCGCTTTAGTATCTGCCTTATCGTCTGGTGTCTTGCTCCCATTGATGCGCTTGTGCCACGCTTGCGGGCGTATTAACTCGTATGGATAGTATTCAAGCATAGCTAACGTCATGCCGAAGTTTTTACCAAACGAAAAAGTTGCCGCGCCGTTCGCTCCTTTAATATAGCAAACATCTTCTAAAGCAATTCGATGGGCAGAGCCGAAGCAAAAATAGCTTTTGACTTCTATACTATCTAAGACGCCATCATCTCTATATGGTAGTCGCATCCAACGGACACATTTGTCTATTGTGTCGATCTCAGCTATTGCGCCTTTTTTTCCCGGATCAATTCCAATAAGTATCATTTTTTTGTTTCCCTTTCTTGTGTGGTTTTCACAACATACAACAAAAATGAAAATATTTGAATTATTTTATTTTAAAGTGTTGACACGTTCGCCATGTTATGCGATAACTCATCCATGGCAGAGACGCCATGACGAAACAAACGAACGAAAGGCAAAACAATGAAAACTCTGAATCTTAAATACGGCAAAGGAACACAAAAATTCATCGTAGAATCAGAAGACGAAACAATGTTTCACGGTTACAGAGTTTCCGCCTACTTTCAAAAAGCTTTAGACTTAGTGATAACGACCGGACAATACAAAGGCTTCAGAGAATGTGATATCAGATACTTAACAAAATCTGCCAGAATGGACAGTAAAATCAAAAAAAACGACAAAAGAATTATCCTGATCGAAGAATAATAGTTGACACTAACGCCATGCTGTAATAGATAACACACATGGCAATGACGCCATGAGCAAACGAAAGGCAAGGCAATGAAGTGCTACGGAATAGACGGGCTTGGAAGCTGCGAGCATAACGGCACCCATGACGAAGATGTGCGCTGGTGCGATGCTTGCGAAGAACAGAGAAGAGAAGACGCCAAAAAGCCAATGCGGCTCACGGCTGAACAATACAAAGAAGCGGCTTACTATCATTTTTTTGAATAACAGGAAGGAACAGCAAACATGGTTACACCAACGGATTTTAGAGTATTTGTGATTAGACAGGCGTTAGATATCTATGTCAAGACAGGGATGCAAGTAAACAGCGCGTACACGCTTAAAAATATGCTTAACGTAGCGGAAGAAATAACCGGGAAAAAGTACGCCAAAAGCAAGAAAGCGGCTCTAGTTGCCATCGATGATTTAACCGCTATTTGGGCAGAAATAAAAAACAAAGAAAAAGCTTGACAGCTTCGCCATGGTTTAGTAAACCTTGTTCATGGCACTAACGCCATGACAAACGAAAGGCGAAACAATGAAAACTCTTAACTGGAATCAAGTAGAAGCAAAAGCTAAAAAAATGTCTGTAACAGAACTAGAGTATTCTGTTAAAGATTGCTGCGAAGCAAGGGACGCGTCACGCGGCTGGAATCCAGAAAATGAGAACTATTACCAAGATGAAGCAAGTGTCTACTCCATGGAATTGCGCCGCCGATTAGACAAATATCTAACATCGAAAAAAAAGTATTTCGAGTAAGAAAAAAGCTTGACACGTTAGCCATGATGTAATAAACCTTGTTCATGGCACTAACGCCATGAAGCAAACGAGAGGAAAAAAACAATGTTCATAATCATCCAAACAGTAAACGAAGGTGTAAGCTACTGGACTGTTAGAAGACAAGACGGCAAGGCTTTTGACGGCGCGGTATGCGGTTATAACTTTGAACTAGAAAACTGGAAAGACGCAATAGCTTGCTGCAAGGCAATGCGCGCAAAATATGGAGAAGAATGATGAGAAGAATAGACGTTGAATTTAACGGATTAACATACATATTTAGGTCAAATGATGACGGATCTTATTTGTTTGTTGGACATAGCCTGAATAGGCAAATATGTACGGAAAGCGGCTATGATTCTTTGAGCAGGATGAAAAACAGGATTAGAAAATATTTGAGATATGATTACGAGTTAAGGAGTTTTAGCCCGTCAAGAACGCCAGAATACCCAAGAATTAAATATTTTCCAGACAACTCTAATTGGAGTAAATAACATGCAACGAATGAAAGACAAGTCAATCGAGAAAGGCGTCAAGGTGCTAGGCGAATACAAGCTTTATAAAAGGAGCTTGTATTGGGCGATATACGAACAAGGAACAAGCGGCGATTACTACTACAAGGGAGCGATGATAAGGGTACAAAGGGAATCAAATATCAAACTCTATAACTCGGTTCAAAACTGGTTGGAAGGGCAATAATGGATAACAAATTTAGCGACAACGATATTTACAGGATAATTAGGCTAATGATAAATAGTCGATACGATAAAGGTGACGACATAACTTTGCTAGCGGCCGAAGTGATAGAACTATGGGAAACATTCGGCGGCGATTATGAGACGTATTGCTCTCAATACTCCAAAGCTGTAATCGACCACTTCTCTATTCACGGGAAAAAACAAAAGGATGAAAAATAAAAATATGGAAAACAAGATAAAAAGATTAGTCGAAAGATGTACAACGGAGTTAGGCGGAAACAGGCAACTAGCAGAATATCTCGGATCTCATGAGAGAACAGTTTACCGATGGCTTGCTGGCGAGACAAAACCAAATGCCGAATACATCATGGATATGTGCGAGCTAGTCATGTCTAAAAAACTATTCCGCTAACCCTTCTTAGCCGATTTCCTTAGTAAAATGAAATAGTTGACTGTCCATTTTACTTCGGTATTGTTTAAATCAAAATCCTTCAAATGTCCTAGCACTAAGTGGCAATACCTACATAATGTCATAAGGTTAGATTGTTCTAACTCAAGGCTAGGATCTACCGCAAACGGTACAATGTGATGTACTTCTAAGTTATCCCTGCTTTGACACGCGGCGCAACATGGAGCTAAAAGAAGGTGCGCCTTGCGCGTTGCCGACCACTTCGATGATCTCCCTTGGACTGCCCACTTTATTCGATTAAACACCGCAACAATCCTTCCCTGTGAGCATTACATCAGCCAGCTTACGCCGCTTGCTCATGTCAAATATCTCGGCATACATAGCGCGGTTCGGTACGATAGTTAAAACCGACTGACAATCAACGCAACGATGCTTAACTTTACTGTCTAAGTCTGTAATATGTATCGTTAAATCACGTTCGCAAAAGGGACAACAGCCGTTTATTAAATACTCTTTGTAAGCGTACATGTATGACCTTTCCAGAAAAGTATTAACAATAAAACCAATATGATATAATAATAATATACACACAAGATTGAATGGATAACAAATAAAAAGGGAACATAATGGCAAGAAAACCGAAGGCTAAGGTCACGGGAAGGCCGATGAAGACTATCGATTGGGATCTAGCAAAGAGCTACGCAGAAGCTCAGTGTACGCAAGAAGAGATAGCGGGATTCTTTAGAGTAGATGTAAACACGCTAAAAGAAATATCAGAAAGAGAAGTAGGAGAGCCTTTTTCACAGTGGTTAAAAAGAAATTCAGAGAACGGAAAAGCTTCGCTACGCAGAAGGATGTTTCAAGGCGCGCTAGATGAAGAAAAACCCAACGCAACAATGCAAATCTGGCTATCAAAGAATTATCTCGGTATGCAAGATAATATCCAACACGATGTAAGCGATAGGACGTTTAATCTAGCTTACTCGCTTGGCAAATAATGGCAGATGATCTAGCCAGTATTGACCTAGAGAGCTACTGGAAACGGCGCGAATCGATCTCCACTGATTCAGGTGTGGAAGTGGATTCGTTTAGACCCGTTATACCTTGGCAACGGACAGTATTGGAAGATATCCGTTTACACTTTGACTATTCGGAAGGTCTACATGAAATCCTATTATCGGGTAGCGTGGGTAGTGCTAAAAGTATTTTCCTTGCTCACGTTGCTATTACTCACTGTATGCTTTATGCGGGTGCTTGCGTGGGCGTATTTCGGCTATCTTTTCCCGATTTGAGAGATACTATCTTCAAAGAAATCACGGACCACTTGGAGTGCGATAGTCTAGTTGATGGAAAAGATTATTGGATCAATCAAACCCGTTGTCAGATTGCTTTTCGTAACGGTTCGCGTATTGTCTGCAAGTCTTTCCATGATAAGAAATATACTAAAGTTAGATCGATGAAACTCTCCATGGCAATATTCGAGGAGTTTACCGAGTTTGCGCTACATAAACAGGCTTACGATGAAGTGAGAAACAGGCTTGGCAGGATACCTACAGTAAAAGAAAATATACTTATTGCAGCGACTAATCCGGATGCTCCGAGCATTTGGATATATGAAAAGTTTATTGCCAATGAAGCGAAAGATGAAAACATACATACATACTACTCTTTGACGTTCGATAATCCTTTTTTACCTACATCATACATTAAAGCCATCATGCGCGGACTAGACACAAAGCAAGTGCTTAGGATGATCTTTGGCCGTTGGATAGAACTAAAGACAGATATCATCTACTATCAATACTCGGAGCTAAATAACCGTGATGGCTACGCAGTGGATAACGATAGGCCGCTTCATATCTCATGGGACTTTAACATAGGCAACGGCAAACCGTTGTCGTGCTGTATATTTCAGGTAACGGACATAGGAGAGCAAGGATACGAGTATCATGTGTTTGATGAAGTAGTTGTTGAAGGTATGCGAACGCTAGATAGCCTTGAAGCTTTGGCAGATAAAGGCGTCTTGGATAACTTCTCTGAAACTATCTTTGTACATGGTGATGCGGCGGGATCTCATAACGATACACGCTCAAAGCGGACTGACTACGATATCATCATGAACTATCTGCAAAACTATGCGCCGCGTAAGCTGGAAGTTATCCGCGCCGTACCGCCTAGCAATCCGCCGATACGGACGCGTCATAATAAAGTAAATGGGCTATTGAAAAATGCGTTGGGTGAGATAAGATTGTATGTATATGAACAAGCAAAAACTGTAAGAAAAGGTTTAAGGCTCACAAAACTAAAAGACAACGGTTCTTTGATTGAAGACGATAGCGCGCAAGCTCCTTACCAACACGTTACGACAGCGTTAGGCTACGGGCTTGTAGCGGCTGAACGATATTACGATAACCAGAAACGGCTTAAAGAAGCGGCAAGAAGGGCGGGAAGTTATGGCTAAAACAGGGCAATCTATCAAAATAGCAAAAGCTTGGACAGATGATCTTAATAGCAGACGTAAGATAAATAAAAACCTGTATGAGCTTTATGAAGGTGCAATAAGGCATCATGTTATGAAGCGAATCAACAAAGAGTTTACAGACCCAAAGAATCAATCTGAACTATCCCACAGGATCTTAGAAGTGGATCTTGTCAGGCGCATTGTAAACAAGCTTTCAAAAGCCTATTCCAAGTCACCTAACAGAAAGATTATCGGTACTCCCGCCGATCAGGAGCTTTACGATTGGTACGTTGAAACATTGGATCTTAACAACGCCATGAAAAGGGCCGACAAGGCGTTTAACAATTACAAGGAATTCCTAGTCTATCCCTACTTCTCCGAACGCTCACAGCTACCAGCAATGAAGGTTATCGACCCTTTCAAATACATTGCCATATCAGAAGACAACGATGATGATTCAGTGGCTACCACTTACGCCGTATTGGCTGGCATATTAGAGAACGGCAAGGAAAAACTATATTGCGCCGATAACCAAACATTTTGGGTGCAAGATAGCGATGGCGAGATACTAACAGATGAGCTTGCAAAGATGGGTAACACTGAAGGGGTAAACATCTACAACGCTGTCCCTTACATCTACGGCAAGAACGCAACTGCAACTGTTATGCCCTATCCTGATGAATCGATGGAAGGGATTGCAACACTTATCCCGCTTCTTTGCGCTGATATCAACTTTGCTGTCAAATATATGGCTTTTAGTATCGTCTACGGGATCAATATGAAAGCAGAGACTTTCAACAGATCGCCGGCCGCTTTTATCTCTTTGGTGAAAGAAGATATAAACGATGAAACTAAGCCAGAACTAGGGCAGTTAAAGCCAGAAATCGATATCTCTGAAGTCTTCGAGAGTATCATGAATCAACTCGATTTGTGGCTTAACATGCGCGGCATCACTGGCTCTATCGTCAAGTCTAAAGATATCTCTAGCGGCATATCGAAGATGATCGATGAAGCTGATGTCACGGATCAGATATCAAATAACCAAGTTGAATATATCAAAGCAGAAAAGCAGATTTTCGATTTTATCAAGAAAGCTCATGAAGTCTGGAAGGGTCAGAATAGCGAGATACCAAGCGGCTCTTTCTCATTGGACTGCGATCTTCTTATAGAGTTTGAACGAGTTGAGCCTATCCGATCTAGGACCGATATAGTTAAGGAAGTTGCCGAAGAAAAAGCGGCTGGCCTGACTAGCACAAAGCGTGCGGTTAAGCGAATCAATCCTAACCTACCAGATGAAGAAATCGATGAGATACTAGAAGAGATTGAAGCGGAGAAAAAGCCTAGCGTAGCCGCCAACAAAGAAGACGCGGCCGAAGATGATACCATGGAAGAGGAAGACAGCAAGAAAGAAGACATGAAGGAGTAAACCATGGGCGCAAACTGGCAACGCTTTACGGTTCTTCTGCCTAGTACAGTTTCAGACCCGAAAGAGAAACTGGCACTAGGCGAAGACATAATAAAATACATTCGAGAAAGAACGCGTAGCTCAAAAGACAATAAGGGGAAAGACTTTCCTAAATACTCTAAGGAATATCGCCGTAGTTTGGATTTTAAGATTGCGCGCAAATCGGGGACGGTAAACCTTACGCAGACTGGCGACATGCTCCAAGATATCGAAGTGCTTTCGATGTCAAAAGATAAGATCGTTATCGGTTTTGAAAAAGGCAGCGAATCGAACGATAAAGCGGACGGACATATCACAGGATGGCAAGGGCGATCTGATGTCAGGCGGCCGTTTTTAGGCTTTGAAGGTAGTGAAAAAGCAAAGCTTAAAAGTATGATAAAAAAGCATGAAACAGGTATTAGTGAAGATCAGTTAAAGGCTTTGGTTTACATGGGCGGCAAGGATATCAAAAAAAGCAAGGTGCTTCCGTTACTCTTAGATGATGAAGGGTTTTAATCATGTCAATGGAGATCCAAAACCTTAACGGTTGGATGCAAGGAATCACAAAGCAGATGCAAAGCGCGAACTCTCCCGCACATCTAAGGGAAGTTGGCGAGCATGTTATCCAAGGAAAGCAGGGCGGCGGACTACGGATCAGAACGCGTCTAGGCTATGGCGTCAATGAAGCGGGCGGGCAGAAGTCTAGGCTTAAACCGTTGACTGCTCGGTATATCGAATATAGGAAAGTCTTTAAGGGCCTATCATCAGAGACAAGGCCGGGTAAATCTAACCTTACGCTAACGGGATCTATGTTAGATAGTTTAAAGGTAACATCGGTTGGAACAAACTCTCTTACTATCGAGCCTACGGGTACGGATCGAAAAGGTGTAAGCAACACAAATAAAGCTGCTTGGCAGCAAAAACAAGGGCGAAACTTCCTGTCACTATCACGGCAGGAAATAAAGTCAGCTAGAGAGTATTGGGTAACGTCACTTTCTGGCTTGCTAAATAAATGAAAATAGTTTTAAAATGAAAGGGTAACAAAATGACAGAAGAAATCAATCCCAGTGGGACCGAAGGACAAGCCAGCGGCGAATCCAACGATCAAGGTTCTTCCCAAAAAAATCCGCCTACAGAAAAAAAAGTATCTCATGAAAGTTATTTGAAACTTTTAGGTGAGAAAAAAGCAGCTTCGGCGCGTCTTAAAGAGTTTGAAGAAGCTCAGAAAAAGGCAGAAGAAGAACGCTTAAAAAAGGATGGCGATTGGAAGGGTCTGATAGATGCGCGTGAAAGCGAGATTGCAAACCTTAGAAAGTCTTTAGAAGATACTTCTTCACGGTTTGAAAAACTCAATAACCGCGTGACGAATGGAGAGAAGCTTTCTTCTGTTTTGACCGCGCTAGGAGCTGATGTTCCTAGCAAGTATTTCGGGCTAATCGATATCGATGAAGTATCTATCAATCCTGAAACGGGCGAGATAGATGCTCTCACAGCAAAAAAAGTTGCTGAACGGTTCAAGCTAGAATATCCCGAAGTGCTAAAGAAGAGCGTTCATTCGGGGATGATGGGCGCGGGTCATGGTAACGGTGTTAGTGGTGGTAACACAATCAAATTGAGCGATTGGGTTAAACTGCCTTATGATAAACAAAAGGCTTTTAAACAGAGCCAAATTATTGATTAGGAGTTAATCTATGCCTATCGTTTTAGGTGATACAATCCTAGCGGACGTATCAGAACAAGTGAAAAAGTATTGGGGACCGATGACACAGAGCCAATTGGTTCAGACCAATAAGCTCGTAAACGTAGTCAACCGTGACTATGAAGGTTCTATCGCGTCTGAAGGCGATACCGTTTATGTATCGATGATCAAGCCTATGGTTGCATCCATCAAGACGATTGGCACCGATGCCGATACCTACTCGCCAAGCAAAATCCAAACCGTAAGAACGGCGATTGCTTGCGACAAAGTTGTCGAAGCTTCTGTACGCGTTGGTTCGTTGGTTGAATTGCAGTCGCAGATTCAAAGCGGCTCGGCTCAATTGCGAGAGACTATGGTTCAAGCTATGAGTGACGCGCTGAACGCTTATCTCTATAGCTTCCTAAAGACTTCTATCACTAACGGTACAAACGCCGTTACTGGTTGCTCGGCTTTCACAAAAGCAGAGCTTCGCGCTGCGAGAGTTTACGCTGGTCAGAAAAAATGGAGAACTGGCAACTGGTTCGGTTTTCTTGACCCTTCATACTGGGGTGACCTTAACGTAGACGACAAGATGGCATCGGTTGATTATGTTTCGCAAGGACCTATTTCCGCACCTTCTGAATTCCGAAGCCTTCTTGGTTTCAACGTGACAGAAGATAACTGCTTGTCAACTGATCAAGCGTTGTTCTTTCACCGCGATTGGTTGTATTTCGTCATGCAGCAAGGCGCAACATGGAAAGTCTCGGATCTTCATGCACAAGAAAAACGTGGAATCCATCTTTCTTGTGAAATGGTTGTCGGCGCGAAGAAAAACGTCTATTTTGGTGATGATCTTCACTTTCCTGTTTACAACTCTGCTTGGACGGCACCTAGCGTTTAAGGAGTTGTTTAAGTGGCTGACTTGAGTAAATCAGCGCACAAATCTTTTTCTTTTGAGGATGATTTGTGCAAGTTTCTGAGAAGCGGAATGGTTGCGGGTGTTATTGCTATCGTTCCAATGGGTACGGGCTACGTTCTTTTCTACATAAAAGCAGAAGTGACTAGTCCATTTACGAAAGAAAAAACAACTTCTAAAGGAGTTAAATAAAATGACCGAAGTAGTTTGCAAAGCGGTTAAAGGAATAAGCGCCGGGTTTACCGGGGAAACAAGGCGCGTTGGTTTGGTTTATGACTTCGCAGTAGACGGCGGAGCTTATAGCGGCAAGGTTTACACCTTGGCAAATATCGAAGGGCCTGTATTGATAGAGAAGGTTATCGTTCGCGTTGCTACTATCGTAACATCGGGCGGATCTGCTACCGTTGTTGTTGGTAACACCGATAATGCTGATGCCTATGTTGATGCAACGGGCGGCGCGCTGGCAAACATTGGCGCGGTTGTTGTAGTGGCGGCGGCCGCGACTTCGTTGCCTTCAATCCTTCATGATGGCGATCAAATCACAATGACTATTGGGACGGCTGACCTGACAGCGGGTAAAATAGTTGTCGAAGTCTGGTACAAAGACGTTAACGTAGGGTAAGGGACTACCCTGCTTTTCGTGCTGTTTATCCTTTCGCGTGTGGTAGATGATCGTTAGGCTTGCAAAAGTCTAACGGTTTTCTTCCCTACAATTGGAGTTGTACCTGTGATTAATCAGTCTTTCGTACTAACTAAAATAAGTGGCGTAGTGACTGATATCTCTTCGTTGGTCACTGATATAAACCACGCGGGCGCAAGCGTTACGCTAGATGTAACCGATGCCATCTTTATCGGTACTCCACTACCTTTCAACGCTCTTTATATGAGACTAGGGACTAACCTTAATACGGTTGATTCTAGCATGGTCTTTTCATTTTGGGACGCTTCTACCTTTAGACAGTTTCTAAACGTGCAAGACGGCACCAAACTAACCACAAAAACATTATCTCAGTCGGGAACGGTTCAGCTAGTCGTAAAAGATGAGTATATGCCATGCTCAAATGATTCTATTTATCTGTCAGAGATAGGAATCGATGGTTATTATGATATGTACTGGACCAAAATATCGGTAACAGCGAAAACAAGCGCGGTTAATCTACTCTATGTGGGTCAACTGTTCCTTGAATCAGACAACGCGCTCTATACCGAATACCCTGATCTGAAGTTTGATCAATATAAAAAAGCTTTCTCGCCGTCTAAAGTAGATTTTCTTGACCAAAGAATAATCGCAACGGATAGAACTATCGCCGAGCTTATTGCAAAGAATGTTATATCACAGCCGCAACAGTTTATGGATTGGCGCGTGATGAAAGAAGCGGCCATGCACAAGACGGCCGAGCTTATCTATAAGGCGTTAGGCGTGAAATACAAAGAAGACGCAATGGCAGCAAATAAAAGCTTTGTGGCCGCGTTGGATGTAAAGAAATTTGGATTTGGTAACTTAACAAAATCTAGGCGGCTGACCGAAAAAGCTCCGACAGGATTTTATCGATGAGTACGTTAGTAACAAAAGCCTATGATAGCCTAGTAACGCTGATTACTAACTCGTTATTTGGCTATTTTCGTCTTGTGAATAAAGAAGACGAAAGCGAAAACTTAGATATCTTCCTTCGCAAAGGTTGGTGTCTAATTATCGATGATGAAAATACTACCAATCGTTTGCTTTGCAATATTCCTACAAGAATGAGAAAATATCGTTTAGTAATCAGCAACGAATTTTATGGACTAGACGGCGATCATACTTCCCAGGACGAATCTATCAAGGGACTTCTTGAAGATATCGAAGTTTTCCTAGACGCGGTTGATAAATCTCCAAGTCTAGGTGACAACGAAGGTCTTATCGTTCGCGCTGATAATACTAGCGGAATTGACTTTGCTGATAAGGATAATCGAAAGTTTATCATATCAACAATAAACATAGAGATTGAAAGATTTAAACAACTTTAGGAGACTAAAAAAATGCCTATCAGCAATAAGGCGACTGTATTCGCGGTGATGAAAGAAGCGGCCGAAGGAACTATCACTGTTCCCGCTTCAGGTGCAGATTTCTTGCCTATTCAGGCGGATTTGGAAATGAACGCCGAACTCGAAAAGCTCGACAACGAAGAAATGAAAAACTCGCTTGGATCTGCGAAAAAAATCACAGGCGTTGAAAACCCTAAAGCCAGCTTTTCGCACTACATGAAGCATAGCGGCGTAGAAGGTCAAGCTCCTGCATGGGGAAAATTGATCGAATCGATATTCGGCGGCGTTAAAGTTGCTTCTACCGAGTATCAAACCGTTGCCGGATCTACAACTTCAGCGGTCAAGGTAGCTGATGCTTCTGTCTTCCGCGTAGGCGAGACATTGCTGGTTAAAGATGCAACTAACGGCTATTCGATTGCGGTTATCCATTCGCTTGATACCGTAACGGACATGATGACGCTTGGCTTCAAATTGGCCGCTGCTCCTGCTTCTGGCGTATCTTTGGGTAAGGCGGTAACATACTTTCCCGTCAACGATACGACACATCCTTCGCTTACCCTTTGGAGATACATCGGCAACGGTGGAACAAAGGATATGGTTCGCGGCGCAAGGGTAACAGAGCTTTCCTTCTCGGCCGAAGCTGGTCAATTGATCAACGCCAAGGTTTCCATGGAAGGCGTGGAGTATTTCTTCAACCATGTAGAAATAACCGATTCCAATAAGCATATCGATTTCACCGATGATCAGGGAACGCAAGCGGCAACGGTTGCCAAGGGCGTATACAAGACGCCACAAGAATTAGCGGTAGCTGTTCAGGCGGCTTTAGACGCGGCGTCTACTGAGACAATGACCGTTACTTATTCAAACTCCACTGGCAAGTTTACCATTACAAGCGGATCTACCTTGTTCAGTATTCTTTGGCTGTCAGGTACAAACACAGCAACGTCAATCGGTACAACTTTAGGTTTCACCGTAGCGGCTGACTTGACTTTGGCAACTACCTACACAAGCGAGGGCGCGCAAACCTACGCCGCGCCTTACACTCCTTCCTTTGATGCGGCTGACCCGGTTGTTGCCAAGGGCCACATTGTTTATTTCGGTGACGCTCTCGACAATGTTTGCTTTGGTCCTAGCTCGGTTGAAGTTACGGTAACAAACGACAGAAAAGTAATCGATTCGATTTGCTCTGAATCAGGCAAGCTCGGATCGGTTATCACTGGCAGAAGCGTTAGCGTAAAATGCAAAGCTCTTCTTAACAAGTATGACGCCGATAAGTTTGACAGGATGTTAGGTAACAAAGATTCGCGCTTCATGTATTGCGGCGGCACTAAATCGGGCGGCAACTTTGTAGCAGGAAAATGCTTCTCTGCTTATCTTCCTTATTGCACCGTTGATACTTGCACCATTAGTGATGATGAATCACTCGTAACACTTGAATTTGAACTATCGGCGTTTGTTCCTAACGATGGTAGCTCGGAAGTTTTCTTAGGTTTCGTTTAACAGCGAAACCGTTTTTCTACACACACGCGAAAGGGTTTCAAGGATGATTAAAAGAAAGTATTTTTTAAAAGACATTGAAGTAACTAAAAAAGATGAAAGCGGCGAGCTTGTAACGATCAAGGCCGATAGATGCTTTACAGAAGAAAGCTCTATCACGGTTAAAATGCCTACCTTTAGCGAGAAGTTGAAGATTCAACACAAGCTAAAGAACGCAGAGAAAGAGCCAGAACAAAACTATCAGATGATCTGTGATTTGATCGATGAAGTGGATTGCGTTGCCATCGATAACAACGAAAGAATATCTACACTAGATGATCTTACTGCGTTCGGTGACGGCTCTTTGGTTATCGAATGGCTAACCGCTTTACTAGGGACGGGATTCGTACCAAAAAAGAAATTGACCGTTTAAGATTTTCGACTAAGTGTTGGCATAAAGGCATATTGGACGGTATAGATGCCGACGATATGCCTTTTTTATCGCATTATGTTGAAGTAAAAGTCTTAAACGGCTTAGGTTATAGACAAGACTTAAACGACTTGGACGCTTATACTGGTACTTGCTTGATAAATATAAAAGCAGAGTTGAATAAACTAGAATCAGAAGACATGAAAAATAGCACTAAAAAGGGGTCAAGGCGTGGCTGATAATGTAAAGCTGGTTTTAGAGTTTGATTCTACAGGTGCGGTTCAAGGCGTACAAAACTTTGGCAGCAAACTAAAGAGCGAAGTTGATAAGTCTTCGGGTGCGTTTGATGGGTTAAGCTCTAAACTTAAAGGCGTGGGCGCGGCCGTTGCTGCTTACTTCACAGTGGGCGCGGTTAAAGATTTCTTTGGATCTATCATCAGCGAATCCATGGACGCCGAGAAGCAACTTAACCAGTTGAACGGAGCATTGCAGCGGGCGGGGACATATACAGAAGCTTCATCTAAGGCGATGCAAGATTTTGCTACTGCGATGATGAATACTACCACCGTTGATGATGATGTCATATTAGGCCAATTAGCCATAG